TGATCGTGTAGGTATTACTAAAGAAAGATACAATGGCTAAGAAAGGAAAAACACCAACACCCAAAACACAACGGGAAATAAGCATATCTCAGCATCAAGCATATGATACCACTAGAGGTAATCCTAATGTTGTAGACCCAACTAATAGAGCAGAGGAATTATCATTTAAAGGTGATACTACAAAACCATTTAGTGTTGGACTAGAAGATATTGATGGGGCAATAATTTACTACTTTGAAAATATTATTCGCCCTACAGTAATACAAAATGGTACAAGAATTCCTGTACCTATAGTTTATGGTTCTCCTGAAAGATGGAAAGCAGTTCAAAAAGATGGTTTCTATAGAGATAAAAAAGGAAAAATTATGATGCCTTTAATTGTCTTTAAACGAACTAATATAGAAAAAAATCGTTCAATAGCCAATAAACTTGACGCTAATAATCCTAATAATTATAAAGTATTTACTAAAGCATATTCCCCTAAAAATGCTTATGATAAATTCAATATTCTGAATAACCGAAAACCACAAAAACAATATTATGCTGTGGTTATGCCTGATTATGTTACTTTAACTTATGAATGCATAGTTTCAACATATTATGTTGAACAGATGAATAAAATAGTTGAAGCAATAAATTATGCCTCAGATTCATATTGGGGAAATCCAGAACAATTTAAGTTTCAAGCTAGAATTGATTCATTTGCTAATACTACTGAATTACCACAAGGTGAACAAAGAGTAGTAAAAACTAATTTCTCTTTACGTTTATATGGATATATTATCCCTGATACTACAAATAAAGAATTATCAACCCAAAATAAATTCTCAGATAAAACCAAAGTAGTATTTAACTTTGAAACTCAAATTGGACCAGATAGTACTCTCCCAAATTTCTAACATACATATAATAAAATAGTAAATGGCATTAATATTATCAAATAGTGGTATAAACAACACCTCAACAATTGAGGCGGCCCATGTATCACAATCAATAGATGCATTAACTGGGGCAGCAGCTTATGATATAACTATAAGCGGTAGCTTAATTATCACAGGTTCATTATCAATGGATTCTGGAGGTTTAACTGGATCTATACAAGGAACAGCCTCATATGCCAATCAAGCTTTAACAGCATCATATGCTTTAACGGCCTCATTCATACAACAAGCAGAATCAGCCTCATATGCTTTAACTGCCTCATATGTAGAGAATACTCAAACTGCCTCCTTTACTATTTCATCATCTTATGCTCTTACCTCAACTTCAGCCTCCTACGCGGTAAATTCAACCACTTCTAGTTTAGCTTTAAGTGTAGTAAGTGCCTCTTATGCTGTAACTGCTAGTCATGCAACCACAGCTTTAACCTCTTCATATGCCCTAAATTCAGCTTTAGCGGATTTAGCCACTATAGCAAACTCAGCTTCAATAGCAACCACAGCAACTTCTGCTTCATATGCTGCCACAGCTTCCTTATTATTAGGAACAGTACAAAGCGCCTCATATGCAGCTACTGCTTCTTTGGCTAATACAGCTTCTCTTGCTATATTAGCAGTAAATGCTACTACAGCAACAACAGCAACAACAGCTTCATATGTTTTAAACGCAGTTAGTTCATCTTTTGCTACTTTAGCGGCAACTGCTACTACAGCAACAACAGCAAATTCAGCTAATGTAGCTACAACAGCAATATCAGCAACCTCAGCTACTACAGCAACTTCAGCTTCATATGCTGCTACAGCTTCCTTATTGTTAGGAACTGTAGTTAGTGCCTCTTATGCAGTTACAGCTGGTTCAGCAACAACAGCAACAACAGCAACAACAGCAACCTCCGCAACAACTGCTGCAAGTGCTTTAACATCAACTTCAGCATCCTTTGCTTCAACAGCTTTATCTTCATCTTATGCTGCTACTGCTTCTTTATTATTAGGAAGTGTAGTTAGTGCCTCTTATGCTAGTAAAGCAACAGATGCAGATTATGTTTATGGATATTATCAAGTAAGTTCCTCAGCAGTACCTACAGTCCAAAGTGGCTCAAAATTCCAGATGATAGCGGGAAGTGGTACTATGACATCAGGTTTGTTTACCTCAGCGGCTTTTCCTATATTAGTAGGAAAACATTTAGGAGATACTGCTTTTATAACTGCTAATACTGTTTTAACTAGTTATAGTAATGGCTTAAATATTACTTTAGATAGTTCAACTGGAGTGATAGAAGTAAATAACAATTTAGGAACAGGAACAGCTTATGTAGTATTCACAGGTTTTGTATTATTAACTTAAAAATAAATAAATTATGGAAAAAAAGGTTTTAACAGAAGAAGAAATGAAACAAATTGGAAGTTTACGAACCCAATTTGATGAGTTAGTTTTTAAATTAGGAATGAATGAAGTTCAGCAAATTAATTTAAATGTTCAAAAAGAACAACTAGAAAAAGAATTAAGTGAAATTCAACAACACGAACAAAATTTAATTAAAGAAATTGAAACCAAGTATGGTAAAGGAAATATTTCATTAGAAACGGGAGAATTTATCCCTGTTTCTTAACTTTGAAATATCTGTGCCATACATATAATAAAACAAATACTAATATAATATGGCAGAAATTTTACTATCACCCGGTGTACTAGCTAGAGAAAATGACCAATCTCAAGTTACTAGCTTACCTATTCAAGCTGGAGCCGCTCTTGTTGGTCCAACTGTAAAAGGTAAAGTAGGAGTACCTAAACTTATTACTACTTATAGTGAGTATCAAGCTTATTTTGGTACTACTTTTAACAGTGGATCAGTAACAGATGCTCAAACATATACTTATTTTACCTCTATTTCAGCTTACAACTATTTCCAAAATGGTGGAACTAGTTTAATTGTAACTAGAGTAGCCTCAGGTTCATATACTCCAGCAGTATCTCAACCTATTTCTTCAAGCGCAGATATTGGTTCATTAAATGCCTTTACTTTAGAAACTCTAAGTGATGGGGAAATTATGAACAGTATAGGTCCAGAAGATGCTCAAGGTGTATTAGCAAGCGGTTCAAAAGATAATTTAAGATGGGAAATTGTTTCTCCTAATACTTCCTCAGGTACTTTTGGTTTATTAATTAGAAGAGGTGATGATAGAACAAATAACAAAACTGTTCTAGAAACATGGACTAACTTATCTTTAGATCCTAATTCCTCAAATTACGTAGCTAGAATTATTGGTGATCAAACCTTAACTACTCGTAACGCGGGTACAGCTGATATTTATCTACAACCATCTGGTTCATATCGTAACTCTTCTCGCTATGTGAGAGTAAGCAATGTGGCTTTGACTACTGTAGATTATCTTGATAGTAATGGTGATGTTAGAATTAATGCCTATACTTCTTCTATTCCAATTGCCCAAAGTGGTGCTTTTGAAAATGCCACTGGTAATATCGGAGGAAATAACAAATATTACCAAGATATTACTAACACTAACTCACAAGGTTTAGTAGGAGCCAATTATACTGATGTATTTAATTTATTAGCAAATAGAGATGAATACAGATACAACATTATCTCAGCTCCTGGTTTGATTAATGCTTTTGCAGGTCATTCAACAGTATTAAGTACTTTAATTACAAATATTGAAAATAGAGGAGATGCTATTGCTCCTATTGACCTAGTAGGATATGGTTCTTCAATTGGTGCTGTAACTAGTCAAGCTGCTTCTCGTGATACTTCATATGCTGCTGCTTACTGGCCTTGGTTACAAACCACAGACCCCGACTCAGGTAAAAATGTATGGGTTCCAGCTTCTACTATGATCCCTGGAGTTTATGCTAATAACGATAGAATTGCTGAAGCATGGTTTGCTCCTGCAGGTATTAACAGAGGTGGATTAGGTCAAGTAATTCAAGCTGAACGTAAATTAATCAACGCAGACAGAGATACTTTATATCAAGGAAAAGTAAACCCAATTGCTACATTCCCTAATACTGGTGTAGTAGTATTTGGACAGAAAACACTACAAAAACAAGCATCAGCTCTTGATAGAGTAAATGTTAGAAGATTGTTAATTGAGTTAAAAGGATATATTTCTCAAGTAGCAGACAACTTAGTATTTGAACAAAACACTACTGCCACTAGAAATCAATTCCTAGCCCAAGTTAATCCATATCTTGAATCTGTACAACAAAGACAAGGTTTATTTGCATTTAGAGTAGTAATGGATGATTCAAATAATACTCCAGATGTGATTGACAGAAATGAGTTAAGAGGTGGTATTTATTTACAACCTACCAAAACTGCTGAATTTGTTTATTTAGATTTTAACATTCTACCTACTGGAGTAACATTTGCATAAACTTTGTAAAAACAACATAAAGAGCCCTCATTATGAGGGCTTTTTTAGTCTCCATTTGGTATTACCACAATCCCATACTCTTCTATAACCATTCATCTTCATATTCTCATACTCAGATAATTCTGGAGTAAAGTTATCTAACAGTTTATGTAGTTTATGTTTTTGACATGACATTCTATTGAGAATCCTATTATCTTTCCAATAAATATAAGAAGGAGAAGTATATGATTCAAAATCAAATCCTAATACAGAGTATAAATCTCCATTAAAAAATCTCCTATCAGAAAAACTTATAACATCATTGTTTTCTTTATTATAATTTTTTAAAAAATATTTAAATAATTTAGAAGCTCCCCCAATAACATTAGTATTTAATTTATTACAAAAACGTACTAATTCAAATTCATTAGAATTCTTTTTAAATCTATTTTTTCCAAAAGTCATTATAGATACTAATTCATCTCTATAATATAACCCTAAATTAATAGGGGAATGGTTATAACCTTGAATATGATTTTTATTTAAAAATAGTCTTAATTGTTCTTTAGGAACCGGTTTTATTATGCATTTTCGAGCATATATCTTACTCTCAATAAGATTTAATTGAGATAATAATATGGATTGAATTATAGGTTTTTTAAACAGCCATTCATAATCTAAAATATGAATTAACCTAATTCCTTTTTCTAAGCATTTATTAGTTTTAAATAAATGATAGTTTTTATATTTCCCTAGAGACTCAGAATGCCAATATACTCCATTTACTTCTACAGCTATATTATACTTTTCTAAAAATATATCTAATTCTTTCCCTTTCAATACACTTCTATCATTTAATTTTATATGGTTCCTTTCTATATAATGTAATAAAAAATTTAAAATTTCGTCCTCTATCAAAGAATATCCTTTAAACTCAGTACAACATAAACAAGAAGGTAAATATCCGTTACTTAAAAATACTTCTGTTGTATTATTGCATTTATTACATTTAAAAACAAACTTATTTTTATACTGATGTTTAACTTTATTTTCTATCAAGTATTGCTTATCAAACATAGGTTCCATCCCAGTTTCTTTGAAATAAGCCATAAGTTTATCCCATTTAATATCTACAAAATTCTCCCTATCAATTACTCTATTCTTTAATTTATTTGATATTTTATTTGCTATATCTTGATGTTGGGAAGCGACCTCAACCCCATATTTATCTTTAATACTTTTTTTAGCTTTATTTCTTATTTCTTTTGATTCAAAGGGTGATTCAACTCCATATTTATCTTTTAAACTTTGTTTATATTTATCTTTTACTTCATCTGATAAAATAGCTATTTCTGTCCCATATTTATCTAAACATGTTTTTTTTCTTTTATCTAACCAAGATTTATCTTTTCCTTTCTGTTGTTGGGCACAGGATCTTGAACAAAAATCTCTCCCATGAGATGGTCTTGTATAAAAAATTCCATCACAATTTTTACATATATTTTCTTTTGGTGTTTTTTTAGGTCTAGCCATGATTTTTAGGTTTAAACGATTATACGTTTATATATATTACATAAAGGATTAAAGAACATATTTTATAACATATGTATCATAGAACAAATAAATATACTAAAATGGCAGTACTAAACCCAAACGAAATATTCTTTACCGCTTTTGAGCCTAAACTACAGAATCGTTTTATTATGTATATTGACGGAATCCCCGCTTATACAATTAAAGGAATCAGTGGTCTAGGGTTTGCTCAAGACGAAATCAAACTTAACCACATCAATGTTTACCGTAAAGTAAAAGGTAAATTAACCTGGAATGATGTTACTTTGACATTATTTGACCCAATTACTCCCTCAGGTGCTCAAGCTTGTATGGAATGGGTTCGTCTACATCATGAATCAGTAACAGGTAGAGATGGTTATTCTGATTTCTATAAAAAAGATATTACTTTAAACATTCTAGGTCCAGTAGGTGATATTGTTTCTGAGTGGATTATCAAAGGTGCTTTTATTAAGAACTTTGCTCAAGGTGATTTTTCATGGGATAATGAATCAGTAGCTCAAAACTTGACTCTAACTCTAGGAATGGATTATTGTATTTTGAACTTCTAATTTGGCTTTCTAAAATATTATTATTATATTTATATCATGAAATTACAAGAATTAAGACAACTAATCAGAGAGGAATTAGCAACAGAAGTTAGACCAGAAAGTACTCGTATGTATAATCAAATACTTAAACGTGGAGTTACAAATCCTCCAACGGAACCAGATGAATTTATGGCTTACTATAATTTAGCTAAAGATAATTTCAAACAATTATCTGATAATATTATCAATGATTTAAACTCTCTTCCAAAAAATCCAAATCCAAACTTTGAAAACATTAAATACAATTTACGTACTTTAATGAAAGTTGCTAGTACTCTTATGAATAATGTAGAAGCCCATGAAAAGGGAGAAAATTCTATTAAATATTAATAATATATATACAATAAACAAAAACAAACAACTATGAAACTAAATCAATTAAGACAACTAATTAGAGAAGAAATTTCTAAAGCTATTAATGAGGTAAATCCATCTTACAAAATAATCTCTAAAGAAACTAGTAAAAGTGAGTTTGGGAATAAAATACATGATAAATATACACTTGATATAAAAGATGAAATGTATACTACTCCTGAAGGATTAAATTTTCAACTTAAAACTCAGGGATATGTTTTAACTCCTGAAGGTGAAGAATTAGATTTTAATCTTCCTCATCATTATTTTTATTATATTCAGACTTACATAATGGATGAAAATGGAAATAAATTAGAAGACATTCCTGGTGAAATGGTTTATGGTCAATATAATGTAGCGGCTTCATTAAATAAAGCTAAAAAATGGTTAAATAAAAGAGGATCTCAATTAATGTCTGGTAAAGGATTCCAACATAAATCTACCTAAAATATTATTGTTATATTTATAAAAACAAACAACCATGAAAAAATCTGAACTAAGACAACTAATTAGAGAAGAAATCTCTAAAGTAACACCTACAAATGAGATTAGCTTGAATCCTTTCAGCCGAAGAAGTAAGAATCCCGAAGCTGCATTGGATAGAATATTTTATAAATTTGCTGAACCATCGTATAAAGCCTTCCTAACCCTTGTTGAGGAGTTAAAGCAATTTAAAAACAGCGAAATGGCTACCTCTGGTGGGGTTAATGTAGATGAACTTATAAATACTCGTATGAGGGAATTTCTCGAGGACACATATGATATTGAAGGACTTGAATCGTATGACTTTGTCAACACCCAACAGATTAAATAATTAAATAACTATGAAAAAATAAGAATTTAGAAAACTAATCCGCGAAGAGGTTAGAAAGGCATTAAGCGAAGCATCAATCAACGACATCAGC